ACCCAGACGGGACTCTAAGAGTGGTGTGTTGTTAATAAGGGGGCCACTTCAGGGGGTGAACATTTTTAGCGGGCAAAAAAAATGATAATTCTGCGTTTCTGCGCTGCGTTCGCCGAATTTGGCGAGGATCGGTGACTTCAGACCGAAGCCACAATTCGTGTACAATCTTGAATTCATTTTGAATTTCCGAGGACCATTCGAAACCTGTTCTAACGGTTACTTTAACTGCTTTTTAAACTTTTCGAACTGCTCCATGATCTGATCAACCTTGTCCTCCAGGTTGGAGACCCGGCTGTAGTACTGATCATGAATGTTCGGCATCTTCGCCGTGAAATACCATTCAACGAACCAGATGTGCATGATTTCATTCGGGTGAAGGTTAAAGTTGGGGTGGCTCGTCTTATCCGGGTTATCGCTCGTGCAAACTATAAAGCCGCCATTCTGGCCAGAGAAACGGTTTTTCAAACGCTTCACGTAAGTCTTGCCTTCCAAATCGACAACGACATAACAGTACTCATTGCGCAGGTTCAACCACTCTGATCTATCCAGGAGGCGGATCACTAGATACCCGCCGTCCTGAAAAGTGGGCGCCATACTCGGTCCTTTTACACGAATGCACAAATGATAGCCGCTCTTCACCATTGTGGCGGGAAGGCGTAAAACTTGGGTTTCATCAACGAGTTCTTGGTTCAAATACCCATCTCCAGCAGCGGCGGAGATGTCGACCACAGGCACTAGTCGCAGGCCGGACGTGTCGACAACATGATCAATGAGTGTACCCTGTTTTGTATACGAATCTAGGGGCTCCCGGACATTTAGGTGTGCACTTAGGTGTGCACTTGGGTGTGCATGCTTTGTCGTTTTTTTATGCACACCCTTTGCCAGATCAACTCCAATTAAATCGGAAACTGATATTCCAAAAAAATTGGAAATACTCTGTAGGATTGATATACCTGGTTCAACCTCGCCCTTTTCATAAGGACCTATAATACTCTTCTTTTTCCCCAAAATTTCCGCCATTTGGGTCTGGCTTAGACCCTTGGATTTCCTCAAAAAGAGAATATTGGACGGAAAATGATTTTCCATAAATGTTGGAAATTCCAATTTTATTGGAATACATTTGTTTAAAGATCGTAACAAATATGGGTATTCCGGATGAGCTTAAAAAACACATCAGATATGGCGACTACGTGCTGATCGCCGAAATGTACAAGGAGCGGCACGAGATCCTGGGAGACTTCAAGACGGTGAGCAGCCAGTACGTGCAGATGGTGATTGACAGCGAGCGGGAGGCCAACGAAGGAACAGCTGCCCAGGAGATCCTCGCCATCACCATAAAGTACCTGGAGCACAGACGCAACTTTATCGACGAGCTCTTAACTGCCGAATCATGAGAATAGCAATTGCCCTTCTATTTCTGGTTTCGGCCTGCGCCGAATTTGACCAGACCCTTCAATACCGGATCGATCCACCATTTCAAACTCACGTCGATGCATTCTTCTACGAAGCTGAGATCCGTGGTGTTGACCTGCAGAAAGAGAACCTCATTGTGACGACCAGCAAAGACCTCAACAGGAAGCTGGGGCAATTTTCTACCTGTGGTGAGCAACGCATCGTCGAGATCATTGACTACGCCGCGCACTACGAACCCACTCATTTAGAAGTGCTCATGTTTCACGAGCTCGGCCATGCCTTGCTTCGGAGAGGCCACACCTGCGAGGACAATTCGATTATGTGTGATGATATAAACCTGCAGGCGTTCACAACTCCAGCCGAAAGGAAAATTCTCTTAGACGAACTATTCACTAACCAGTAACGGCGAGCCGAATGATTTTAGAGAACAACAAGGTGTGGCTTTTTGTGTCTGAGTTGACAAGGTTTGGGATATCAGATAACACAATCAAAAGCGGTTTAATCCGAAATCGTAATGGCCAGATTCCTACCTGGAAGCACAAGAGCCACGAATCAGATAAGCGTATTAAGCTTGTCGATTTTGATTCTCTTCCGGAGGCAACAAAGTCGAAGTTACCATCGCGAGCCGAGCTGGTTAAGTTAAGCCAGGCCAACACTACCGAGGCGCAGCTCAACATCTACGAAGAAGCCTGCTATTCGCTCGCAGATCTTCACGCGCGTAACTGCCTGATCAGCGACTACCACTTCTTTCTAAAACGCACCGCATCACAAACCAAAGCGGAGGATCTCAAGCAAGCAGCAGGATGGCTCCGCCTCCTGAACCAATATCGCACGCCGAAAGAAACCCGCACGATTAACTTCAACACAAAGGCAGATCTGCGCAAGGCTGTGGTTGAGCAATTGTATTCTGACTTCAAGCGTAATAAGGCTCACCTATACGGATTCAAAATCACAAACGCCACGGTGTTACAGCGCAAGGAGCTGGAATGGTTCAACGCCTTCGAGACTGAAAGCGAAAAGCATAAATCGGAGAGCAAGATTGAACGCGACCGGCTGGCAAACGAGGCTGCACTTTCAACTCTAGTGCATGAGAACTTTGGGAACAATCATCGCCGGGTGCTTGGTAAACTCAACGTCAACGAAGGCGACAGAATACTTCTTCCCTCCGGCAGAATCGATTTCAGCGAATGGAATGCCCGAACCCTGGTGTACCTGTTCATGAATCCAGGCCGGGCCAACAAGTACGATTTCGAGAACATCTATCGCCGGTACGAATACGAATGCAAGAAGGCTGAGCGCAAACCGGAAGTAGAGATCTCTGCCGTGAAAGAATTTCTTTGCTCCAACGAGGTAGCACTATTCACCAAACGAGAACGTCACGGATGGGCAGAACTGGACAAGATGTTGCCGCATGTTTATGGCAAGGGATATCAGTACTCGCTCAGCAAGGGAGGTTACGACGGCTTCCAGGTGGACTTCAATACGAAGATCCCAGGCAAGCAGTTCATGCTAACTGTTGTGGCAGTTTTCGACTACATGAGCGAAGCGATAACCGGCTTTGATGTTGGCATGGTCGAGGATGGATTAATGGTACGCAACATGTACAGGAATCACCTCAACCTGATGGGTGGCCGTAGCTTCATTGAGATAGAAAGCGACCGGTTCAGCGGAAACTTGACAGACGACACAAGGACGATATTCGAAAAGACTTGTCAGTACATTTCACAACCAACCCCAAATGATCCTGAAGGTAAGGCGCCAAACCCGAAGTCTCGCTTCGTGGAGCGCCTTATCCTGGAGCTGAACAGACTCACCCAGAACTTCCCCGGATGGAAAGGGACCAATATTACCAGCATCGATAAGAACCGGAAGCCGAATCCGGATTATCGCAGCGGCAATTTTATCGAAGGCTATACCGAGAGCGTGAAACAGATCATCGACCTGGTTAACATCTACAACAACGATGTGTACAATCGCCAATCCAGCCGCATGCAAACATGCCTTGATAACCTTAACCCGAATGCTCCGCTAATCCCCCGCGAGAACATTTCAATGCTATTAAACCAGAGCACGATGGTGACGGTACGGAACGCGAAGATCTCGTTCGAAGTAAACCGGAGGCTGTACGAATACGCCTTCCCTGAATTCGATCAGCACGTTCACTCCATGATCAAAGGGTATCGCGTGAAGGTGTACTTCGACGAGATGGACATGAGCACCATAGACGTGTTTGGCGAGAATGATCAGTACATCGGTACACTTGGAAAATTGAATCGGATGGCAAGAGCGAAAGCCGAGCAAACCCGTGAAGATCTGCAGCTGCTTGGAGAGATGACATCGAACCGGAAAAAGGCTGTAGAGCGGATCGGTGATGTCAGCCGCAAGGTGCTGGAGTTTGAAGCTTCACAACTCGGCATTGATATCAGCAACCTATCGATCCAGGAGGCGCACGAAGTTATTGCCGGCATGAAGGAGATCACTCCAGAGGAATTGTTCGAGGATGCCCTAGCAACACCCAACGCAAAACTAACCAACAACTACTACGAAGACCGTCTGCTGCGCGCTAATGGCGAAGCGGTACCGGTGAGCAAAAAGCAACAGAAAGGCCTTGACGATGAACGGCGCGAGCATGTTCGCGACAAGGCCAAACGTAACGGACTTATTTAACCATCAAACCAATTTTCAATTATGATTGACAGAAGCACAAAACAACAAATCATGGAGGCGACCCGCAGTTACATGGAGGGCAACAGCCTCAGCCAGGATGCTTTCAGCGAGCATGTCAAAAAGATGAACGGTGGCCAGGGTTTCTCGGTGGCTTACCTCAATGACATGCTGAAAGGAAAGTTTGTGACCGGAGCAAAGCATACTCCAATCGATGACAAGTATTTTATGCGCATCGCCCGCTCCATCAACTTCACAGTTCGGAAGAGCTATCGTAAGCATCACGATACCGACAATTTCCTGATGTGCGCAACAACCTTTAGCGATGCGCGTGACAGCAAGATGCCCTATGCTATCGATGGAGCTACCGGCGAAGGAAAAAGCTACAGCGCTATTGAGTACATCCGCTCCAATCCGAAGAACAGCTACTACGTGCGATGCGATGGAGATCTGACTGCAAAGAGCTTCTTCGTTGAGCTGGCCTATTCTCTCGGAATGACGCCAGCCGGACCTATCTATGATATCCGGAAGAATGTCATTCACAAACTCAAGAACGAGACCGATGCGCTGCTGATCATCGACGAGGCGGAGAACCTGAAGGATCGCGCCTGGGAAAGTTTGAAGCGAGTGATGGATGACCTGAAGGGCTACACGGGCATCGTGTTCATCGGTGCCAATGACTTCGAGCGGCAGCTGCAGAAGAAAGCCGACAAAATGAAAGGCTGCTTTCCGCAGGTCCTCCGGAGGATGCGTGAAGGTGGATTCGTTCAGCTCTTCCAGCTGAGTGTTGATGATGCGATCACTATCTGCAAGTCGTATGGCATTACCAGCAAGCAGCACGTGAAGGCTATGTTCGACAGGTGCCGCAATACCGCACAACTCACATCAATGATCGAGAAGGTGCTTCGCGAAGCTGATCACAGCAAGCGCAATGTGCTCGACCTGGTAGAGCTGTACTGCAACGTTAACCTCAAAATGAAAGCTGCGTAAATGGGAACGCCAAAAACCAAACTATTCACCGTGGATGAGCAAATCAACTTTATCCGCGATGCCCGGAAGATACTGGAGGACGTTCCGGATGCTGAGATTTTCTTCAGAGAGAATTCGGCGGACATACTGCGCAAGATCGAAGAGAACCTGCTCACCATCAAGATGTGGATGAGCCTCCCTGATCTTCACCAGGCCGCGCTGCATATCCTCGACAAAGCTTTCAATCTGCAGGAGGAGCAGAAGCTTCTTAGTGAGGATTCAGATTCGCTATACCACTTCGCCTCGGCGATCAGCAAGCTCACCAAGCTATGCGATGAGAAGGGAATGGAACGAATCGCGGGATTGTCCATGATCGCTGTTTCCCGATTCGTATTACGGAAAGATATAAAGGAGGAGGTGAGCCATGACTGACCCTATCAAGTTACTCAGCTACCTGAATGAAATCATCGATACGATCAAAGAGACCGGATCGGTGACGCTCGATCGCGATAAGGACAAAGCGATGCTCGAAGAGCTTTCGGACCTACTTCGAAACAAGGTCAACACAAAAAGCGCAAAGCTCATACGCGCTCTGCAGAACGATTACAGTCTACAGAGCTGTATCGACTACATCCGCGATAAACGCACCCGGCTAACAGAGAGCTCGTCATTCCTTAGCAATTCAGTTGAATACCAGGAAGCAGTCAGGGAGATTAAGCTGCTCGGCGCGGTTGACGAGAACCTCGTGGCTATGAGTATCATGGCTGATCGCATGGCGGAGCAGCTGCTCAAGATGCCTACAAACAAGCTGGAGGAGGCGGCACAGCATGGCTAAGACCGTAACCATTCAGTATACCCGCGAACAGCAGGCCAACTATATCAAGCGGCTGATCAACGAGGTGACGACCACCAGAAATGGTGCTGCGATAGTTTGGGTGCAGGATGCAGAAATTCTTCGCGCAATAGAACAAACACTAAAGGAAAAGGAGGTCGACAATGGCTAAGATAACAGAAATGGTTGCTGGAAAGGAAGTGTATATATCCGAAGAAGCAAATGAATGCGGTCGGAACATCCTGGCCAGAGTGATCGGTAGAGTGAACAAGAACGTTTATGTGCAGCCACTGACTCAATGTGATGACTGCAACTGTGGCAGGAGAAACCCTTGCTATGTTTCCTTCAAGTACATCAAAGACAGAAAGGAGATCGATCATGGCTAAGGTTAGAAACTATGGAGTCAAGGATGTTGAGAACTGGAAGTTTAACGACATCCACCTTCCCCAGGAGTGGCTTGAACACATCGGAGACATTTCGGACGGGTTTCGAATGATTATTCACGGCAAGTCGGGCCACGGCAAAACGGAGTATTCGATCAAGCTCGCGAAAGCACTCGCGATGCACTATGGCAAAGTGAACTACAACAACGTCGAGCAAGGTCGAAGCAGAACTCTTCAGCTGGCTATTGTCAGAAACAAGATGGGCGATATCGCTCCAGGGAAGTTCACAATCTGCGATCCAAGCCAGAGAACCTTTGAGCCTTGGATCGAGAGACTAAAGCGCCGGAATTCCGGTCGAGTGATCATCCTGGACAGCCGCGACGCCATGAAGCTGTCGATCGATCAATTCATGATTCTTCACCAGGCCTTCAAGCACAAGGGCATCGTCATTATCGCCTGGGACGACCCGTTTGACGCAAACTCGAAGAAGATAAAGTACTTCTGCGACATCAAGGTGAAGGTCCACAACTTCCGCGCAAAGATTGCCAGTCGGTATGGAGGCAATAAAACCTTTACCATCTGGAAGAACAGCCACAATGCGGAGTATGACAAGGTGCAGGCCAAGATCGGAGACCGCGACTTCGAAAGCGAATATGTAGAGGAGGAAGAGAAGCAGGAAGTGGTAACGCCAGGTTTACAAGGATCTGAGGATGGCATTCATGCCTCACTCGCAAATCACAACGGCCATGGATAAAGCACTCAAAGTCATCTGGCTCATAAATGGAATTTTACTTCTCATCGTGCTGGTGATTTTACTCGCACAATACTATGCACTCTAAAATGATCGACATAATAACGGAGGATGTGCAGCAGCTCTTCCGGCTGAGGGCGGAGGATCTGTTTGATCTGAAGGTGGACTATGGTCTTGCGTATCTCGATCGCCACTTTGCCCACGATCCAGCCACGGCGAGTGCCATGAAGAAGCATCCGAAGTTTTGGCTCTGGTGGCGCGAGCTATGGGCAGAGCGGGACCGAAAACTGATGACGATGTGCGAAGCGAAGACCTATTGGGTAAAGTACCTATACCCGATTGGCAAGGAGATCAAGCTGGATAATGGTGACAGCTTTCAGCACAAGGGAATTGAGACCATTTACTGGAGCGAGACGTGGAACTTTTATCGACGGTACCATAGTCCGAGCCGAATTGAATTCTATCCGAACATGGTGCTGATCAATGAATGCCTGGGACAAGACAAGGAATTTTCAACCCTTTAAACTTTATACTTTATGTCAAAAACTGTAACAAAAACTGCAACGGAAAAAGAGATCGAACGCGCGCATGAAACACTGCTCGTATACGCCGAACTGCAGAAGGAAAAAGCTTCGATCGACGCGAACATGAAGGCAGCCAAGGCTGACCTGGAAAAATTCGCGAAGAAGTATAGGAACAAATTCAGCGAGAACAAGAATTTCCATTTCGGTGAGGATGGTTATCTGCACTATGCAGAGAAGACCGAGATCATCACGGACGAGAAGAAGTTCAACTTCAAGGAATTCATCCGGAAGTTTCCGCTCCTGGTGGAGACCAAGTTCAAGCTGTCTGAGATCAAGAAGGCCATGCTAAGCGGCGATACCCGCAAGCCTCTTGAGGCCGCTGGTATCGATCTCGATGTAAAAGAGGAATTCAGCATCGTAATCAACAAGTAACGTGGGAGCCCTGCTTACAAACGAAGAGCTGGAACAGATCATGGCGCATGCACGCAGGTGTGGCGCTATGGCTGTTCCCTCTGAGCAGGAGGCCAAGGATCTCCTGGGACAAGTGCAGCAGGGTGACGTTTACGCTGCTGAGCGCATCTGCAAGCTGTACCATAGCATGGTCGTACCTGCCACCGCTCCAGAACGTGAGGCAGTGAGCATAATCTTTGAAGCCTACGCAAAGCACATTAAACCAAATTTTGCAGGGGACATGCGGGATAACCCATCGCCCGGTCTGGCGCTGTGAGCCTCTTGATGCTACGATGACGCTGCACCCCTGGGGCTCTCTGAGAGGGAAGAGCTTATTGAAAGGCAACATCGATGCACAAACCGTCCGCATGTGGCAACTGTCATTGCACGGAATCACGAGGAACGACTGACTTTGCCGGAGTTCAAAGCAAACCGGAGTTTTTAAACTCCAAAAATCAAAAAAATACATGAAACGAAAAGTATGGAATACGGCTACTGTTCCATTAGGGAACAGGGCCAAGTCAACGATTCCTACCATGACATTAGGTCGAGCTGGAGGAATCCATTTTAACACTGTGGCTGACGAACTATTAAAACTCGATCAGCACAAATTGAACTTCATCCAGGATGAAGAACGACCTGCAGATTGGTACCTGGAAATCACCAAGGCCAACGAAGCGTTCTCTGTTCGTACCGCTAAAAAGGATAAGATGTTACAGAGCATAGCTCTGGTTCGTGAGATCTGCATTTCCTGCGGCCTTGACCCCGACTGCGGATACACACTTCAAATTGCAAAGGAGGCATCCGAGAGGAATGTATATGCCATTCTAACAAAGTCAGCCCGGCCAACCAGAAAAGCGAAAGAGTCATGAAAGGAATACAACTACAAATGATCGCGCTCTTCTTCATCTTAGGAACGGGCATAGCTTCCACCAGTACGGTTATAAACAATGTGGGGTTCTTCGATAGCCTGTGGCCCGCGCTGGTCGGGTTAATGGTTATGACCTTCCAGTTGATCCGGTTCCAGGCGTTCAAACACTCCGAGAAAATCAAGAAGGGCGCATGGCCGACACACTGGAAAGCGAACATTGTGCGTGGCGTTGTCCTGCTGGCATTTACCTGTCTTCTCCATGCGTACTCGTTCGATCGTACTAAGGTTGCGCTGTTGTTTACGTTCGGATTGTTCTGGATGGGTATTGTGTTCAACTGGAGTCTGAACTTGTTCCGTGGCCTTCATCCGTTTTATGTGGGCAAGAACGATCATAAGGACGCACTCACTGATCGGATGTTTAGCAGCTTCAGGTATGGCGGCGAGATGCTCTTCCTTACTGAAGGCATCGGGATGATTATAACCGGATACTATTACCTGAGGTAGCTGATGCCAGTTACACCACTTCAACGCTTCTGGTTCCTGCTCAATCTTTTGGGGTGGAATTATTATGAAGTTTTGAGGCCACACGGTGTGACAAGTTTTAAGCACTTGTCTATTCAGAAGCAGGAGGAACTCGTTGACTACGTTCAGCGCGAGTGGAACAGCAGAAGCAAGCGACCTCGCGGAGCAGTTATTCACTACCTGTGCATCATGCCTGGATACGACTACAAGACAGTTACGGGAGATCCCAACTACGAGAAGATAGACGAGTGGGTAAAAAACAAAATGAACAACAAGCCATTGAACAGACTTTCACTCGCTGAGCTTAACAAGTGCGTAAGCATGGTCAAGCAGTGGTATAACAAGCAACTCAAACAATAAAAGAAAAATGAAAACACTCACCATCAACATCCCCGAAGGATATCTGGTTGATACATTCGATCAGAACACCGGCGAAATCAGGTTCAAGGAAAAACCTAAGAAGTTAACGGAGCGGATTAAGACCGTTGCTGATGTACTCGCCGACAACGGCCTCACCCAGGAGGCATTCAACGCACGAACCGAAGACCTCGAAAAAGACGAGGTAGCCTATCAAATCCTGAAGATGTTGGCCAAGTCACTCAACGAAGGGTGGACACCTGATTGGAACAACGATAACCAATACAAGTACTATCCTTGGTTCTACATGGGCGGTTCGTCCGGCTTTCGGTTCTACGACTGCGGTTATTGGCATTCGCTTTCGTCTGTCGGCTCTCGCCTTTGCTTCAAATCTCGCGAGCTGGCTGAATATGCCGCCAATCAGTTTACTGACACCTACAAACAATTCATGATATGAAAATCGAACAACTTACCACATTCGAAGATGCTTGCGAGGTCCTGCGTCTCGATCCGAAAAAGGTAGTACCTGACTTCGCAGGCTATCCTAAACAGGACCAGAAAGCACTGGTCGCACACGCCAAGCTGGTGATCATCGCCAGGGCGGCAAACAAGATCGCCAACAAGGGGAAGGAGTGGAAACCAAACTGGAACAAGTACACACAGAACAAGTACTACCCTTGGTTTGAGATGGGCGGTTCGTCCGGCTTTCGGTTCGACGTCTGCGATTATTGGTATTCGCTTTCGGCTGTCGGCTCTCGCCTTTGCTTTGTTTCTTACGAAGTGGCTGACCATGTAGGCAAGACCTTCGAAGGGCTGTACAAGGATTACTTCGTAATGTAAAAAGCAAATAGGCTGTGCGGTGGTTGGGCGGTTCGTCCGGCTTTCAGTTCAACGACTACGATAATTGGAATTCGAATTCGAATGTCAGCTCTCACCTATGCTGAAGACAATGCCGCCGCAGGCCGTGCCACTTGGCAAAACATAACGATCAACATCTAAGGCGCTGGTACCGCAATGGGAAGGTGACTTATGACAAGCAAAGGAATAAAAAGCAACCGACCATGTATTACAGATGCACAAAATGTAATGGAGCCACCGATAGCAAGAAAGGCTACCCGGAAAAATGTGACCAATGCGGCCATAAAGAAATGGTCCGGGCTGAGCGAATCAAGATCATCGTAACCGGAGAATTTTACAGGAGTGGACCCGGTGGAGTTACATGGATGCTGAACGACGATCGAACCAAGTTCTGGACAAATTGAAAAGGATAGGCAACATATTCGAAAAGATAACCAGCCTCGCTAACCTTCAGGAAGCTGACAGGAAGGCTCAACTCGGTAAATCAAAACAATACGGAGTGTTGCTCCATAGGCGCAACGCCGAAAGCAACCTGCTGAAGTTGCAGGATATGCTCATCAGCAAGACTTACACAACATCACCTTACGACATTTTCACGATCTACGAACCCAAGGAGCGGACCGTATATCGTTTGCCATATTTCCCGGACCGGATAACTCACCACGCCATCATGAATGTGCTGGAGCCAATCTTCGTCAGGACCTTCACCTCCGACACGTACAGCTGTATAAAGAAGCGTGGAATACACCTTCTTCTCAACAGACTAAGGAATGATCTGCAAGACGTTGCTGGAACGCAATACTGTTTGAAGCTGGATATCAAAAAGTACTATCCCAGCATTGACCATGATGTTCTCAAAGCGCTGCTACGCAGAAAGTTCAAGGACAACAATCTCCTATGGCTCCTGGATGAAATAATCGACAGTGCTCCTGGTCTGCCGATAGGCAACTACCTTAGCCAGTATCTTGCCAACTTCTACCTGTCGTACTTTGACCATTGGATCAAGGAGACCAAACGGGTAAAGTATTATTACCGATATGCGGATGATCTGGTGATCCTGGACAGCAACAAGGACAACCTCCACGCTCTGCTCTGTGACATTAAAACCCACCTATCACACCTGAAGCTGTCGGTTAAAGAAAATCACCAGGTGTTTCCGGTTGATGCTCGCGGCATTGACTTCATTGGGTATGTTTTCTTTCATACCCATGTGAAGCTCAGGAAGCAAATCAAAAAGAACTTCGCACGAAAGCTTGCCCGTAACCCGGATCACGCTTCCAAGCCGTCCTATCTCGGCTGGCTGGGCCATTGCAACGCGAAACACCTTACCAAAAAACTTCTGAGCAATGAACAACTTTAAAGACTTCAACATCAAACCGAAGGTAAATAGCTTCGTCGGCGAGAAGATCCAAGTGCAGAAGCTGTTCAACCTGCAAATCAAGGTGCTCGCATTCAAGATCGAACCCTCCAAGCAGAAGAAGGATACCCTACTACTCACGCTGCAAATCGAGAAGTCGGGAGAGAAGCGTATTGTGTTCACCGGTTCCAAGACATTGATCGATCAAATCGGTCGCGTACCGGATGATAAATTCCCATTTGTGACTACTATCAAAGGAGATAACGACTACTACGAGTTCACATGAGCAAAATAACCTACGAACAGAAAGTTGAGTTACTGGACCGCTACAAGCTGCGGCCCATGGCAGTGACTGACCCGGATGTAATCACTGCCATCAAAGTTGACGTCATCAAAGCCAATTCTAAGGGTGTTCGAAGGAGCACTGATGAGGGGGCGGAGAAGCCGGATAACAGCCTGTATAATTCGTGCTTCGGCATCTACCGGCAGTTCCTAAAAGGCCGAGATAGCCACCTTGACATGAGTGGAAAGAAAGCCATTTTCTATAGCCAGGCGATGAAGGGCATCATCAACTTCATGCGCGACTTTATGAAGAGCAACGCCAAGCCGCACACCGACGAGGATGTGCTTCGGGCGATGGAGTTCCTGTTTACCCAGGAGCACTGGAACCGCCTCAATGACTACCACCGGAACCGGATCAAGCTCCCGGATATTTACGAAAACATCGAAGAGATTTTACCAATGATCAAGAACGGATATGACAAACGCACTGCCAGTAAAAATAACCTCGACAACCTTGAGTCGCGCATTAAAAACAAGCGACACACGTCTGGCGCTCCAGAAGCTTAACGGCCTCACCATTGGCAAGGTGCTCGATGCCCGAGAGAAATGGTTTGACGTGAAACGCGAGCTCGACAGTAAACGCAAGTGGGTGAAGGAACTGGAAGAGGAGATCCAGAAACCCAAGGAGATGAAAAGCGAGCTGAACAAGAAGGATATCAAGGCACTGATGAAATCAGTCAGGGAGGATGTTGATCGCCTGGAGCTGAAGCTCAGCAAGACAGTTTACCTGCCAATGCTGGCAGAGCTCCGCCGCCAGAACGAAGAAGAGCTGCTCGACATACTGCAGCTGCTGATCATCGAGGTGGTAAAATTTTACCACACGAGCGAGAAGATGAGCGATCCGCAGATCTTCGAAACCTCCTTCCTCATTGCCAACACCTTCGCCGGGCTCACCCTTGAAGATGTGGCCCTTTGCTTTCACAAGGCAAAGGCTGGCGATTTCGGAACGGTGTACAACCGCATTGACGGTCCGGTGATCCTCGACTGGCTCCATAAGTACCAGGACAAAATGCAAGCTGTTGGAATGGAACGCGAGCTTCAGCGCCATCTACAGAGCAAGGGAAGCACCTGGAAGCACGGAGCTGACTACAGGATTAATGCCATTAACGCTACCACATTCGAACCTTCGCCTACAACCAAGGCCGCAAAGCCATTGAAGGATTTATTGTAAAACTTACTACCTTTGAATTGCTACACTTAAAGACATTTACTCTATGGGATCTCTCACCTGAAAGGCATAGCCGGTCAGGGCCAGAGCTTCCCATTGGGTAGTGTCGAGTCTTATAAGTGTAGCAATTTATGAGAGCCCTGCCGGCTTATTTATACTTCACCATCAAACCCCGTTTTATGAATCAGCAGGAATACGTTCAGCAAGCTATTCGAGACCACAAAAGAAAGCAGCGAAAGCTCACCTTAATTACAATTGCTGCCGTGGGAATACCCGTTCTAATCATGATTTTCTCCCTGAACAGCAAGAACACAAAGGAGGTGGAACGTCCATTGACGAAAGAGGAGAAGATACAGCAGCAATTCAGTAGCTGGGACGGGAGTCATCGAAATGTAACAGATGCAATCAAGCGAAGCATGAACGATCCAGACAGCTATGAGCACGTCGAAACTGTTTACTGGATTCTTGATGATAAGATCGTTGTGAAAACCACGTTCAGAGGTAATAATGCTTTTGGCGCAAAGGTTCTCAATACAATTCGGTCGGAGGTATCTTTGTCAGGTGACGTTCTAAAAATGACCCAGGAATAATGAACATTGAAAAGGACTTTGACATGCCCTCGCTACAAAAGGAAATCAATGTACTGAGGTATCGAGTAATGCGTGAGGCGCTTGAGGGAATTGGCTTTATTTTCAAAAGCGATGACGAATACCTCTCGTTTCTGAAATCAAGAATTACTGCAATCGGCAATTCATCACGAGGGGAATATGATCTATACCTCGACATAAACTCCCCCGAAGGCAGGAGATTTGTCGGAACGATCTACGACCCTCCGAAAGTTGACGAGGGTGAGAATTATCAATTCATCATCGGGAAATTTCCACCGACACAGCCCATCATTCCAACCAATAGCTGAAGTGGAATGTAAATTGATTGGTCTCCTGGGGTGGTGTAAGCATGAGTAACATCTTATGTAATGAGGGGCACTGGCACGTGATGTCAGGTTGAGCAACCGGTTCCACTACCAGGAGACGAATCAAGACTTCAACAGTCGTTCGATCGTAATTTTCTCCAGACAGAATTCCTGGCACAGGGTGTCAATCACATCGTCGATGCGCTTCCGTTCGGTATTGTAGAGATAGTTGAACCGTTGCCGCAGCCGTTCATTTCGGGCGGCGATATTAGTCTTGCGACTGGCCCTCCACTTGTCTAAAGCGGACTGATTCTCTTTCACAGGCAGATCAAAAAATGTCAACTGCGAGTGGGTTGATGGTGCCTCTGCTGTTGCGCTCATGCCCTAAAGTTAGGAATTTTTCCAAATAGGTTGAACGGAGGTGGCAGATCGAAGGTTCCTACAGCGTTACGGTAACGCCGATTTCGAGTCCAGGTGTAGGCGAAGTGTACTGTTTGCCTGCCGCATGATCATACACAACACACCGAAACCGCTGGATGCTTTTAATGAAAGACTTCCGGATGGCGTGTGGATTGACAATGTTTACCCGGCTCAGGCTGTTGAATACCCGCTGATCCTGATCAGTCCCCGCCAGATCAGCAAACTCGTCGAGGTAACTCAGCTTCGAGCTAAAGCCATGCAGGCACTTGTAGACCTTATCAAATAAAACCGGGTGTTGTATTGTCCCCGACTTCTTCATGATCTCACCGCCTTTGTCGCGGACGTTTTCAGTTAACAGGTGCACACTGACATCAACCAGGGCACTTTGAATTTTATTGCCATGGTCGCGCGGACCTTCTACGATCTGGAATTCCAGGAACAAACATGGAGCGCCGAAGAGCCAGGCGTTCTTATCGGTCGTACTGTCTTGCTGAAGGTACCAGTCGAGCTCGCGGAGCTCTGGGATATCTGCAGCCAGCTTTTTGGCAAGTATTTGATAAGGGTAAGCAAACATTGTTTTGGTAGTTGATTAGTCGAAGATCTTATCCATTTCGTTGTCCATCCATTTTTCAATAGTCGCGTCAAGCAGCTCATTGCGCTCACCCGGCTTCGGCATGAACTGCCGCTGCGGCATTGAGAAGCCATTGCCCTTTCCGGATCGGAGTCCTTCATTGTGCACGGGAGCATAAACTACGTCGGTGCTTGCTTTCACTTCATCTTTCGTGTGGCTCGTGTCAATACTGCGCCGAAGTTTGCCGCTACCTTTTCCAATCAACAGCTTGCGACCCGGATCCAGTTCCTTCCGTTCCCTCCACTTGCTGGTACTCTTGTCCCTGTACTGCTCATCATCGAAGCTCTCGACGATTATTTTCTCCAGTTCCACCTCAACTTTTTCAGGCAGGCGCTTGTCAACAAGACTTTCGAATTGTTTGAGGCTGTGGTTCATATCATCGCTGAACTCCCTGCCTGTGCGCGTATTTCTAAAGGCCATAAAAACCCGGTTAAAAGATTAATCGTATATTTACACTGGAGGGGGAGCAATCCCCTACCGCACAGGGGACTCAAGCATGCTTGGCCCCTATTTTATTTTACCGAGGAACGTGCGTCCAACAATTTCTTCCGCACTGAATTCGTACACCTCGTCCCTGTAGATCACAATCACACGGTCAATGTTTCGGGCTTGCCGGACCCGGTTGTAGAGGGCTTCTTCAATGGTGTCAACTTTCCCATCCCCAATACTGAGCACGATCGTAGAAGCCTGTTTCTTCGCCTTTCGAAGCGCCTGATCTATTGTGTTGAACGTGGCCTTCGAGCTTGTTTTGATTTCGGCCTCCACACCACTTAACAGCACATCAGGATTTTTCACTCCATGCTGGTTTACTATCTGCCGGATCACAACACTATCACCGCGCCTCGCTAATGCCTGACCGGCTTTAATGTTCTGCATGAGATCTCCGGGTTCGGCTTTCAGATGCCGGAACACAAAGCCACCAGTGAGGTTATCAACAAAGGCGAGCTTGTAATTTCTGTCATCGCGCAATGCGTTGAAAAGCTGCAGGTTCGCCTGATATTGTTGAGGATCCACTGGCGGTTTAAATCCGAACAGTCGCTCAGCCTGCGCCGTGAAGTTGCCATCCACAGTAAAGTAGGGCGAGTCTTTAAACAACACGCCTGTCATACCCACGTTGTTTTGGAACACCGGAGGCACATCGTCGATGTACTGAGTTGGTACGGTTTCACCTTCTGTTCCATCCCACCTGGTTGTGCACCTGCAGTTCCAGCCGTTCGGCGGGTAGTGTGTTAACCAGAACGGGTGATCAACCGGATAACGCGCTTTATTCATGCGAGCATGATCGTATCGAACACGATCATCCATCACGGCCACATAAACGATGAACCCGCCACGCCGCACGTAAGTCTGCCACTTCCGCGCCATCTGTCCGCTGGCATAGGCGGTGTTGTACTCGGTTCGAAGCCAGTTCTTGTTGTAGTTGGGATCAACCTTTCCTTTTACCGCTTTGCTGAATTCACCGAACGAACGAACCTCACCCTTTTCATTGAACAGCTCACGGGCCATGTCGAGTGCATAATGGTGGCGCTTGAATACCGTGTGGACAAAAGTGTTGTGACGCATCTGGATGAGAATCCGCTGCTCCATTGAACCATACCGGATGTTCTCCTCCTTCAGGTTCCACCCTTGCTTCACTGCCTTCCAGATCTCTTCGGCTTCAGCCCTAACAATATCTGCGTCCGGTTGACCGGGTTTTGTCTTCCCGGCATACATATTCTTTAGTGCACGATCAACGTAGTCGTTCAGATCAATATTAAAGGACGGCTGATCAGCTGCAACCAGGTGGCCATGGTGATCACACAACTGGTAAAGGTGATTTACCTGAGCGCTGATGCTCTGTACTTGTAGAGAGCCCGCGCCCTGGCGGGCTTGGGTTTTTTTGGAGGGGCACCTCCGTTGCCTTCAGTATCTTCGGTAACTTCTTCCTGCGGGTTGGCTTCGTCGTAGGTGAGATACCTGAATTCACAATCCTGTAATGGATAACCATTCTCCAACAGGAAAGGAAGAAGCACATCGTTGATGTGATAGGTCTGCTTACGCTTGCGCCATTCGGTATAGTCATCCATCACGCGCTCATGAACTTCAGCAGAGCCGACGAATGCCTTCTCATCGCTGGTACCTGTTTGCCAGCTGGTGGCCTTGCTCATCTCGGAGTTGCAGATCAGTACCTTCTCCTTGTATATCTGATAAGAGTCTTTAAAGCTTGCTTCCTTGATTTCGATCTCGTCCTCCAGGTCGCCGATGTACCATAAGTTGTTGCCGAAGTTGGACGCCATGTTTTCAACTTCGTCAAGCTCCTTCTTGTCGCTGGTGTTCGTCTTGATCTGAATGAATGGCATACCAAATTTTTCAGAGTGACGCGACCAGTCCGAGCGACTGTAGTTTTTCCAGATGTATTCGCGGGCAATGATCTGAAGCTTGCCGAGGTTTTTCGGCTTGCCCATTTCGATCAGACGCAGAGCTTTGGCGATTGCAGCATCACGGAACGGAATTCCTTTCTCGTCGCTAATGTCGATAGCGATATAGCCCTCTTCAGGGCGCACATGCTCGCGATCAATAAGGTCTATCTTGCAGAACTCAAATTGAACGCCCTTCTCCTTGGACTCAACCATGTCGAGGAATTGCACCAGGGAGTGCCCCCAGAATACTGCCTCCTCAAAGTAGGTTCGATACTCTTCGAACCAATCTTTCTGCAGTAGCCGTGTCGCCGCCTCATCAACTTCGTCAGAGCCCTTCTTGAATATCCCGAACGGAGATCCGACTACCTTGTTGATGGCCTTCTCATACTCACCGGTGAAGTGACCGTCTTTTATAGATTGGCGGTACAACTCGTAAAGGTATTCGCGCCTGGGACGTTCCGGTTGTTCGGCATATTCAATGGCCAGCTTCAGTTCGTCTTGTTTCATAGTAGCCACGTACTGGCGCCGTTTCACCAGGGCATCCAGCACACGCTTTTTCTTCTGCACAGTCTTTATCGCCTGCGCCTCGGACTGAAGGGCTTTAGGCAGCCACTTGTCGGGAATGTTAATGCCAAGTTTCATAGGTTAAAAAAGTCGGTTTATTTCATCGATCTCAGGCCCAGGTGGGGCACTTGGCCGCACATTGCCTGAAATAGCGTTAGAAAGCGTTAGAAATAGGCTCCTTTACCATCTTTTGTCGAGGTTGTTGGAGGCATCATTTGCCCTTTTTGGAACTGACCCCCATCGTCTCCGGGTAATGGGCTTCACTTCGCCGCCCTCAGTTTCCTCTGTTTTAACAGGAAGTCCGTCCAGATTGGCCTCGCCCTTCTCGATGGCCTCAAGCCGCTCCAGTACGTAATCGTAGTTTTTGACTACCCGCTCCGGTACCATTTCATCAGGTATCCGCTCGTATATATAATAGAGGACGAGGACCTTCGCCCACCGCAAAATGGTCTTGTGGCGGCTGCTTCCGGTCTGACCGAAGATCAGGTCGACATCATATTTTGGAGCAAGGGAATCGCGGAGCACAGAGATTGCCTCGTTCTCGGCTGTATCCAGGATCAGGTCTTCATCCTCATCCACAGATTCGAGGATCTGATCGAGCCGATAGGTTCGGATCTGATACTTGTAATCGTCCTTGCTGATGAAAGCGCTCATTGGTTAGTTGTTGTAAAAGTTGAAGACAGCTAACTCATGGTGGAAATCGCCACAGCGTGGACAGTACTTTTCCAAATTGTTTCCATAGAACAACAAGGTCCGTTTCTGCTCACGATGAAAAGAGATAAAGTGGATCAGATCAAAAAATTTCTTATCCCACTCTGTCGGTTTGCCGACTGTACTTGCCGGCTCTGGCCCTTCGTTGTTGTCCATGAGGTTTGTGCCTTTTATTAAGAAGATGGATGCCGCCTTCGACAGAGTCAGGTCCGTCATCATGACCATTCGGAAAACTTAGAAACTGATCACGCAGGGTGATCATGTCGGGATCCTTTTGCAGGCGCTTGTTGAAACGAAGACAACCGCTCTCGGCGATCGGCGAAAGATCTTCAATGCGTCCAGCCTTGTCTGGCTTGGCTCGCTTATCTGCACGGATGCGCAATTGCGTCCGACCTCTGCGATCTCCTTCGGTGCGATACTCTTGCATGTAGAGATCCTCCTGGATAAATGAGGCTTCCACGTAGTGCGGACATACGACATCGATCTTTCCTCGCGGTATTCCAGGATGAACCTGCTTACCCGTGAGGATATCGTTGATCAGGTAGTGAGCTTTCACCATTGCTCCACGACTGGCCTGCCTAACCCACGCCCAAAGAATGTCATAGTAGTTTCCGGTGCGGCCAATCAAAACAATTGACTTGGTGTCGCCAGTATCTTTGTAGCTGGGGTCGTTGTAGGTAATCAACGAATCATAGCGGTCGAGTTGAAGCGGAGGCATCCATGGTAAGTGCTCTTCCTGGAAGATGTCGCCATCCTTGATATCGATATGATAGAAGTTTCGCATTGCATTGCGATACCCCATCTTCTTCATTCGCCGTTCCAGTTCCTTAACCGAGTATCGCTCACACCACGAAGGAACACCTCCGTCTTCAATGCTCAACATTTTGTGAGTTCGCGGATCTTCGGTGGCGAAGGCTTTGATATGAACAAGTCCTTCGCGAATCGGATCTCCTTCATTCACGTCACCAACCAGGTGAGCCATCAAGTCGTCTTTGCAGGTCCTGTTGTTGGCAAACACCAGGCGACTCGCCTTAATAGCGAGACAGCCCATGAAATCGCCAAGCACCCAATCGACATCTGCTTTGATCCGGTCCTGATTTTTGGAACGCCTGCGGTTCGCTGCATCATCTACGACGGCATAGTTCGGACGCTTGGCTGCTTTACGCACACCGGCGGGATTCTGTCCAAGTCCAAAGGACCAGAAGCCGGTGCCATCCGTTGTAGTGAAGTGGCCTTCCGTCCAGTTGCCGATCGTACGTTGTTCGCCGAAGTCGGAAATGAAGCGTCGGTTCTCCATGAACTCTGCCTGAAGATCTCCGAGCAGCACAGCGGCCTTTGAGTCGGTCTCGCTGGCGAGCAGCATTCCGGAGAGTTTGCCGGAAGCTTTCAACATCATCGGAATGAAAACATCAACGACAACGGACTTCGCGTGTTCGCGCGGCCATTCAAGCGCCGCCATGATATCATCGTGCGTTAGAATTTCCTTCGCTGCACGTTTGTGAAACCATGCAAAGTCGGCATCGATATAATGTGGAAAATAATAGCGGCAGGCTTCAGGGAAATTTTTTGGATCCAGTAAATGCTTAATCCTGGTCTCACGTTGAGATGCGGTTTCAGTTACATCGGTTTCGATGGGTGCCGTGGCTGTGGCAATACGAAGCCTCAGCTCGTTCCAAGCCTTGTAAGCTTTTTCTTCTGGTCCGACTTTGATCAGCATTAGAGATTCTTCCTTTTAAAGTTCAGGTAGTCATCGACGTGATCAAGTAACTTTTTCGCGAGGTCGAGATCTCGCTCCGAAACGAAGCCAACGAGATCCTTGGAGTTGTTCACCAGGACCGACCAGTCCAACTGCTTTGTCTTAACAGTTGTCCAAAGTTTTTGCAGTGCATCAATATCGCCTTTGTCGAGCGGCGTTAATTTATCCGACTTGCTTTTGGCAAACGCATCCTCCTTTTCATCAACCTGAAGGTCGAGTACTTTCAATTGATAGTTGATCAATCGCCACACGCGATCCTCAGCGACCTCACGAGCCATGTTTTTTGTGGCTCGCTTTTCCTCCCACCGATGCTTCTGTTTCCAACTTGAAATGGTCTGTTCGCTCAGCTCCAGAATGGAGGCGATCTTCTTTTGATCCCATCCGGCATTATACAACTCCTGCGCTGCGCTCTTTTTGTCGGTAGCCATGAAGCAAAAATGGAATGAATCGGTAGGGTTATAAAGGCGAAGTTCACGCGCCGTGATTTGTAAAACACAACATGGTTTAGAGAATGGACAGAGTGTGAACTATCGTTTGCGAGCGCTGTAAAAGGATTTGATTTTTGAATCAACTATTACGCGAACAACCGCAGAAAGACAAATGTAAAGTAATGTTTGAACTCCGCGCAAAATCATCCAAGGAAACAGACATCCTGATGTATGGAAGCATCAGCGAGTGGGGACGTGTTCGTGCGGAGGACGTTTACAAAGCAATCGCTTCAGCAAAATCGCAAGGCTATGAGAAAGTAAATCTCAAGATCAACTCTCCGGGCGGCTCCATCTTCGAAGGCATCGCCATTATGAGTCAGATGGGTGGTGAAGATATCATCATTGAAGCTTGCGTGGAGGGAATGGCCGCATCGATGGCCAGTGTCGTTCTGCAGGGCGCTCACAAAAGAAAGATGGTAAAAGGTGGGCGGTTAATGGTCCATCAAGGTCATGGAGGCGCATTCGGATCAGCAACGCAGATCCGCGACTACGCAGATCTACTCGAATCGTTGAACAAGACAATGGCCGACATCTACGCGAAACGAAGTAAGCGTGATACAAAGTACATCCTGGAGAATTGGATGGCCGAAGGTAAAGACACCTGGTTCACCGCCGAGCAAGCCTTAAAGGAAGGATTGATTGATGAGATCGTTGACGGCAAGGTTGTCCCGCTTGAAAAAGAGAACGCCTCCTACATGGAAATGGCAGCTCACTACTCCCAACAATTGAACACAACAGAAACCGAGATGAATAAACAAGAACTCATCGCGTTGCTGGGCCTAAAGGCCGATGCAACTGAGGCAGAAATACAAACTGCACTCAAGGCCATGAAGGCAAAAGCTGATGCGAACACAGCTCCTCCGGCCCCCAAACCTGATGCTTCGAATGCAGCTCCGGCGGGCGAACTGCCGAAGGGCGATGAGAAAGCCAAGTTGGTTGAAGCCGTCATGGAACTTGCCAAGGCAAGAGGTATGAAGGAAGAAGGTCAGCTGGCCGCCATCAAAAAAGTGGCAGAGTTTGACATCAAGGCTGCGATGGATCTGCTGCCGCCCGTTGCCGCAGAGATTAAGCCCACGCCGGCGCCCAGCGTGAACGATATTCTTACGGCATTAAAAGGAGGATCTTCTTCCGTTGCCGAGGATCGCAAGAGCTGGTCGTATGACGACTGGCAGGCGAAGGATTCAGCAGGCTTGCTGAAGCTGGCAAAGGAGAACGTTGCTGAGTTCTCGAAACTTTTCGAAGCTCAGTATGGCATCAAACCGACTGAGGAAGAAGTCAAAAAACTTGTAGCGTAAACCGGATATGGAAATAGAAAAAATCAACTGGCCTCAAGGCGAGGCCGACAAGCAAGACCTGGCTTATGCCGCTGTCCAGGCTGTGACCGTCAAAAACATGATGACGATTTTGAACTTCGCCATCCTGACGGGTGATACCACTTTGAACCTGACGATTGACTCGCAGGTGCGCAAAGGAGCACGACTCCTGATCAAGGTCCCTGCAACGAACAACGCCGACGACTTAACACTCGGAACCGGCATCGATGCACCCGCAATCGTCGGAGTCGCGACCAAGACCAAGACACAGGAGTTTGTCTATGACGGATCACTGTTCGTACCGGCTGGCGCAGTAGTGCAAATTGACTAAAGGGCAAAAAACGAGGAACAAACTGAACATGAAACAGCTTTTAAATTTCTTCTATAACCTGGTGATGATCTTCATCCTTGCCGCAGTGCTCTTCGCATTCTTCGGACCTGGTTTGGCCCTATTCATTGCCGTCGTATTGTTTGCTTACCAGTTTATTCCTGGTAAGGACGCTTTTGTCGGCGCACGAGCCGAGGTACTGAAAAAACTCTTTTCGTCCGACCTGCAAAAGAAGCTCTTTCCGGATAACTCGTTTTATGCGGGGACTCAACAGGATCAGGCGGCGATTGATTGCGAGACCATTGAGATACCTCACGATGAAGACGGTGAAGCAGAGGTTGTTGTTAATCCTACACAACTGCCGTTGCCGATCTCTATCGAAGAGGATAAGAAGAAGGAATACGGCGCGGACCTGCTTGTAACGAAGCCCACGATGGTTACTTACAATAACCAGTTGCTGGTGAGCTACGATAAGAGAGCAGCCAAGCTTGACAAGCATTTGAAGTCTCTCGACCGTCAGTTGGCGGAGAGGATCCTTTACGGATGGAGCCCTACCCTGGGCGCTTTTCTCCGTCAGACCACCGGCGCAGGAACGCGCGCGGCAACCGCTCCCGGCGCGACCGGCACAAGAAAGGTTGCCATTGAAGCAGACTTCCTGTGGGCATTCACACTGTTCAACACCCTGAACATTCCGATGGAGGGTCGTCGGGTGGTTGTTCCTCCGACGATGTATGAAGACATCCTTGCGATCCACAAGGCCTACGGCCAGGGGACCGACAAGAACAATGAGCTCCTCGCCAAAGGAGCCTTGGCAAAAATATTTTCCTTCGACGTCTTCATGCGCAGCAAGACTCAGGTGTATACCGAAGCTGCTACGCCAGTGAAGAAAGCCATCGGAGCCGCAACGGCTACCACGGACAACGTGGCTGGCATTTTCTATCACACCAGGATGGTACGCCACATCAAGGGCGATGTCCAGGTGTGGATGGATCCTGCGCCTCGCGGTGAATACGCAGGTGGCATCGGAATGAACGCCGGTCTGCGCGGAGGTGGAACCATGAGCCGATTGAGCGAAATCGGTGTGGCTGCCCTGGTCGAAGACAACTAAGAAAAGAAAGTCTCTCAATCCAAGTTAACGAGCGGGGTGGTGCTTCTGTAGTGGTTGTCATCACCCTTTTTTACCGCACATGAATGGCCGAAAAGAAAGAGGAACTAATCGACCTGAACCGGTTGAGTCAGCGCGAGCTGCTCATCCTGATGCACGCCAAAGTAGAGGCGATTGAAAAGACGATCGAGCAGATCAATGAGCGTGAGCAACAAATGGCGCTCAAAGTGAATTCACTCGAAACCAAAAGCAGAATGTGGGGCAGTATTGCCGGATTCGGTTCAGCGATCATTGCCATTTTAATTGAACGACTATTTCGCCTATGACCGTAGAAATCATTCGACTGAAGCTCCCAACTGAAACGCTCGGAAGTCTTTTCGTCAATGGTTCTATGATCTGCAAAACCATGGAGCTCCCATGGAAAGACAACAAGCGCGGGATCTCTTGCTTCCCTGACGGCACCTACAGAGTAACCAAGGAAGCACCCATACCTGAGAATGATCCACGTGGAAGGAAAGCAAGACCTTATTGGCATTTCCGAATCCATGATGTTCCTGGCCGCTCCGGTATCCTAATACACCGGATCAGCTACGTCTCCGGCCTTAAAGGCTGCGTGGGTGTGGGCAAGGAGCACAAAGATCTGAATGGTGACGGTGTCCCCGATATCATTCGATCAAGCGAAGCTCTCCAGGAGCTGGTGGATCTTCTGCCGATTGAATTTGAATTGAAAGTAACAACCCGAACTGAATGAAGAACTTCTTCTCAAGCGCTGGTTTGATGGTGCTTCTGCTGGTGGCAGTCGGTTGCAGTCGCAAGACTGTGCCTTCTGTCATCACTGAAGTAACAGACAGCACCTATGTGAAGGAAATTCCTCGCAATGTGGCAGTAACCGCTCCTGCGGACTCAACAGAAAACACATTGAATGTCGGGACAGCAGGGAATATTTCGTGGCCAGTCGAAGAGGATCTCTGGTATCAAGAGGAGACAACCAAATCGGGGCGGGCGACTCTGAAGATGAAATCTGAAAAGGGCAAGGTAACCGCCAAGTGCTATTGCGACAGTCTAAGCAAAACCGTCCAGGTGATGGACAAGGAGATCTTCAGGCTGAAGCACGAAAAGAAACAGGAAACAATTGTGCAGACGGAATACAAGACCAGGCGCATCGACATTGCTTGCCGCTGGATCAGCGGGATCGTCGTCGGTCTCCTTCTTGGTTACGCTGCCGTCAAATACTTTAAACCATCATTACCATGGACGTAAAAGAACTCGCGAAGCAGTACTTCAAATCTTATCCCAACGAGGAAGTATTGTATATCAGCACCGATGGCCAGGTGTTTTTGCAGGCCAACCATCATGAGGCAGCAGATCATCAGAGAAAGATTGATGAAAAGACAACACTGCAAATGGTAAGACGGAAGGACGTCATTGTTCCTGTTGAGTTGTCTGTTGATGAAGGATCAGAGGATGAGGAACAAGAAGAGGAAGGTGCGCAACCTGAGCCAGACGGCGAAGTAACCGCAGAGCCGGAAGGAGAAGGAGTTGAAGAACCGGCGAAAAAGAAAGCAAAAAAGAACGGCAAAAAATAATCGCCCATGGGTTTACCAAAGGTAGAAATCACTCTGCTCAACAATCAGCTTGGGCAGATTGAGGCAACAGAAGATGGTGTCGCAGGCTTGCTGATGACAGGTGTTACCACGGGTGGCTATGCCACACTAGGAACAACTGTCCTGATCAAGAGCCTGAAGGAGGCCGAGGACTTGGGGTTCACGTCTTCCTATGACACCACCAACACGACCAATGTTCACAAGTGCATTGCCGACTTCTACAAGAATGGTGATGGTCCGGAGCTCTACATCAACGTAGTGGCAAAGACCAACCTGATGGCGGCTATATGTAACACAGCCAACAACATTCTGAAGAAGCTGTTGAATGATGCAGGTGGACGGATCCGGATCTGCGCGGTGACGCGAGTGCCGGACGGAGGTTACACTCCGACCTACACCAACCAGATTGACTCCGATGTGATCAACGCCATTCCTCTGGCACAGGCATTGGCCAATGAATTTGCAGAGGCTTTTAAGCCCGTTCGAATAATCCTCGATGCGCGTGATTTCCAGGGCAACACAACGTTGCTGGGAGATCTCAAGACGCTCTACACGGCGAATCGTGTGGCTCTTGCGCTGATGACAGACGTATCCGCCAGCGACAACGCTGCGGTGGGCCTTGTTCTCGGACGCCTCGCGGCGATACCGGTGCAAAGGAATATTGGCCGGGTGAAAGATGGAGATCTGGGAATTGACAACGCTTATCTCACCGGTGCATCAACAACCATTGATGTTCTGACCGACGCACAGCGTGACGGTATCCACGACAAGGGATACATCTTCGCGCGGAAGTATGCAGCCAAAAGCGGCTACTTCTTCAACGACGACCCTACTGCTGTTGCCGCATCCGATGATTACAACAGCATTGCCCGTGGCCGGGTGATTGACAAAGCGATCGTAATCACCAACCAGGTTTACACCGAGGAGCTGCTCGATGACCTGGATGTTGATGAGAATGGTCGCATTGATCCTGGTGTGATCAAGGACTACCAGAGCAAGATCAAGAAAGAGATTGATGCCCAAATGACAATCGAGGACGAGATCAGCGGATGTCGCGTAGTCATCGATCCGAAGCAAAATGTACTGAGCACCAATAAGGTGACCGTGCAGCTATACATCAGGCCGAAGTTTTACAGCAAGGAGATTGCTGTTGAGCTTGGATTTGAAAACCCCGCTAACGCTTAACGACTATGGCAGACATCAAAGCTTTTAACTCCGAAGAATATGGTTTCGTCGACCTGCAGGTTGTAATGCTTGGTCGCCCGGTTATCGGCCTGCGCGGGATCACCTACAAGGTGAGCCAGGAGAAGACCAATGTTTACGGTGCAGGTTCAAAACCTGTTGCTCGTGGACGTGGCCCCAGAACTTATGAAGGAGAAGTTCGGGTATTGATGAGCGAACTGCGGTCAATGCTCCAGAGTCTTGGGAATGGAAAGGATGTGACCACCATCAAACCGTTCGACGTTGTTGTGGCTTACGCTCCTTCCGTCGCTGACGTGATCAGCACCGATCGACTGGTATACTGCGAGTTTACAGAATGTGAGATTGACGTAAACCAGGGAGACACAGAGATCGAGGTAGCGCTGCCCATCATCATGGGTGACATCGAATTCAACATCTGATACTTTTTTAACAATCGACTATACCATGCCGGTCACGAAAGAAGTCAGGACGTAGCCACACCGGTAAAGCTACTGTTCGCGAACCATCAACCATCAAACCATGAAAGCGACAGAAGAACAAATCCAGCAATGGAAGGACAAGCACGGCTCTATCTACGAGCTGGAATACGACGGACGGATTGCCTACGTATTCGATCCGATAAACAAGCTGGTAATCATGAAGGCCCTTATGCAGGCCATGATCAAAGGAAGCTTTGAATTCGTGGATGCATTCATCGCCAACTGCTTCCTCGGAGGAGACGAAACAATCAAGCAGGACAACAGGGTTAAGGCCGGACTGATTGAAAAGGTGCAGGACCTGGTCGATATCCCGGAACACACCATTACAATCGAAGATGATCACGTGATGATCGTTGTGGAGGACCGGCAATTTAAGGTACGACGCGCCACCCGGCTGGATATCAAATACGCCGAGGATAAGAACAAGGCAAACAAAGCCCTCGACACTCAGATCCACCTTCTGGAACGGATTGCAGTGGACCCGGATCAGCTCAACGAGTGGAGACAGAACAACAGGCTTTACATGGCGTTGCTGCTGGCGGTGAATGAAGTGAAGGACAAAAGCTACGTCTCGATAAAAAAGCTTTAGAGGAGGCTGAGATCAAGGACTCCACCAGTTTCCTCAGAAAGTACGATGCCCTTATCCGCTATCACACCAAGCAGAACCCCGACGAGTTAACCGACGCTCAGTGGTGTCTACTGGCTAAGGATCTGGAGTGGGCACGTGACCAGGAGCGGAAGAAGAGCGAAGAGCAAATTGCCAAAGTACTCGGAGGAAATAAAAAGAAGTGAAAGTCTACGAATACGTATTGAAGATTCGCGATCAAGCGACCCCTGTACTGAATAAGTTCCAGGGCGTTATGACCTCCAGCAGGCGTGGTCTTAGTGGTTTTGTTTCTGAGATAAAGACCGCTGGATCAAATCTTGTAAACTTTCTCGGAGCAGGATTACTAACACGATTTGCGCCCGCCGCGATTGTTGCCGGCTTTGCAACGATCGGCGCTTCTGCTATTTCGCTTGCGGGGAATCTAGAACAAACTAAGGTTGGCTTTGAAGTGATGCTCGGAAGTGCCGAGCAGGCGAACAAAATGATCGGCGAGATACGATCGTTTGCGAAGGTAACACCGTTCGAAACAAAAGATCTGGCTAAAGCTGCAGAGACAATGCTAGGATTTGGTATAGCGGGCGATCGAGTTATGCCAAATCTTAAGATGCTTGGTGATGTTGCCAGAGGAAATGCCGATCGTCTAAATCTTATTTCTCTTGCATTTTCTCAGATACAGGCAGCTGGACGATTGACCGGTCAGGATCTGTTGCAGCTAGTCAACTCAGGGTTTAATCCTTTGCAAGAAATCTCGGAACGAACAGGGAAAAGTCTTCCCGAACTCAAAAAGCTAATGGAAGACGGAGGAGTTAGTGCAGACATGGTTACAGAAGCGTTTAGGTCAGCAACTTCCCAAGGCGGCAGATTTTTTCAGATGATGGAAAAAATGTCCAAGACATATGCTGGCTTAATGAGCACACTTCGGGATGAATGGAATGAAGCATTAACAACTCTTGGAGAAAAACTTCTTCCGACAGTTATAGAAGGATTGACATGGACCAGGGAACTTCTCTTCGATATTACTAACCGGGTAAATTTTGAGCCGCTGCTTGCAGTATTCCGAGACACCGGCTTCCTGTTGAAGGACTTAATTCAGTTGTTCGGCATAAGTGTGTCACAGCTTGATGCTCTACAAGTGGCTCTCGGGGCATATGCGTTTGCGTGGAGAACGGCGACATTGATGCTTAGGGTGGCAATTGTTGCTTTAAGTACTTGGATCGATCTAATAAAAGTATCAATCAATACAACTAAGGGATTCGGGATGATGCTGGTTGGTGTGTTTACCAGGGATATGGGTTTGATTCAACAAGGGTGGGAGCTAACCAAAAACTCATTCGTCGATGGATTTGATGATATCAGCGAGAGGGCAAAGACTTTTGTAGACAAAGAATGGGAAGGTTATAAGAAAATTTTTTCCGGGCCCAATCCACTGGAACTTCCTGAAGGAGTAATGGGCCCAGATCCATCCTCTTCATTCTGGGTGCCGCCAAACGCCAACGGCTCAAAGGCATCACTTGCTGGTGGCAGGTCTGACAAGCATACACAAAAAGGAATTGATAAGATCAGCGCCGGAGGTAAGCAGTCGGTCAACGTTACGATCAATCTTAACAACCTGATCGGGCAACAAAATTTTGATGTGACGAACGTCAAGGAAAGCGTTCGCGACATGGAGAAGCAAGCTGTTGAAGCACTTCTTCGTGTACTGAACTCAGCTAACTATGCCGCATCGCAGTAATGGGAGAAACCGTCGGAAATATTCCCCCTCGATACAACCTGGATGCGGTGTACCTGCAGGCCTTCGGGCACGTGAGACCTCCATACACCGCATTGGTGATTGAAGGTAAGCAAGTGGGAGTGTCGCCGGTTGGGACGGTGAAAGCGCTCAAAGGTTCATTCAATCTGCAGAGCAAACTCAACGCGCAGTACACACTTCCAATAAAGCTGGACGGATGGCAGATGCCACAAGAGCCGGTGATCAACATCATCGGCGGCAAGAACATCATCGAGACACAGCTTAACCGTGGCGAGTTGAATGGCAAGCGCCTCGTTCAAAACGTACTCGAAGAAGTTAATCTGAACAATTACCGAGTGAGGATCCGAGGGATCATTTTGAATGAGGATGATTTTGATAGCTACCCGGAAGAATCAGTGAGAAGACTCCGAGAAATTGTTGAGAAGCCTGGAAGCGTGACGATTGAAAACGGGCTCACTTCACTTTGGAACATCAGCAAGATCGCCATTCAGGATTGGGATCTCCGTGAGGTTCAAGGATATATCGGCGCACAAGCCTTTGAGCTTGATTGTTTGAGCGACTACGATGTAGAACTGGAAGTAATAGATGCACCCGAACGCTTATGAAATATTTTCTGCTTATGGCCTTTGTACTCGCATGTGAAGTTACTATTGGGAACTATCGTTTCCGCCAGGTGAATGAGGTGCGTATCAGCAAGAGCTGGCGCGAGCTGGGCGACTCGTGTGAGATCCGGTTACCAAAGCACATAAGGACCGAGAAGCTGGGAACGAAAACCATTGAACAGTTTATCCATCATGGTGATGCTGTCACGGTTAAGCTCTGGTACGATGGCAAGGAGGCGCATGAAGAATTCAGTGGACACGTTAAGAGACTCAATCCGAACATTCCATTTGAAATTGAATGCGAAGACCATATCTACTATCTCCGCAAGACGCCGATAAAAAAGAGCTGGAGCAAAACTGAAAAGCCCAGCTTGAAGGAAGTAGTCAGGTACCTGGTTGATGAAGTCAACAAGAAACATCCGACTGCCAAGATCTCACTCAGCACAAAACTTCCATCGGTGACTTTCAGTGAAGGGCTTGTGATTGAAGCAGGAAACACCGCCGCGACGGCTCTGCAGAAGATCCGCGAGAACTATGGTCTCGTGAGTTACTTCAAAGGCCGAGAGTTGTTCACCGGGCTGGCATACGAGCAAACATTTGGCACCGTGAAACACGGCCTCGCCTGGAATGTAATCTTTCATGAGCTGCAGTATCGAAGCGAGGAGGATGTGTTGCTGCAGGCCAAAGCTATTGGAATCAAAAAGGATAACACGAAGGTTGTGGTTGATGACGTTGGCGATAAAGACGGAGAACAACGAACGCTATACTTCTACAACGTAACCGATAAAGCTCAGCTCAAGAAGCTGGCGGAAGAAGAATTGAAGCGGCTAAAGTTTACAGGATATGAAGGAGAGCTAACAACATTTCTCTATCCATACGCCGAGCCATTAATGATCTGTGATCTGAGAGATCCTGAATACGGAGAAAGCCGGAGTGGCCGATACGTCATTGACCAGGTTAAAACTGAATTCGGTGTTTATGGCGCCAGGCGTACCGTAGAGCTGGGCGTGAAGCTTACGATATGACGAAGCAGGAGGAAGAGCTGATCCGGAAGCTGCGTGAGCTGCAGAAGATCCCGATGATCATTGAGCCCGCCACGGTTAAGTCGGTCAATGAGGAGGAGCTCACGTGTGTGGTGGAACTGGTAGATGAAACGGAGATCCCGGATGTGCGACTGAAAAGCGCGATCGACAACGTGACCGATGGGATGGTGCAGATACCAGCAGCGAGCAGCACTGTACTTGTGGCTTTGATTGGCAACGATATCACGACCCGGTTTGTGATCTCCTTCAGCCAGGTGGAAAAGGTGGTGTTCTTTAACGGATCTAACGATGGTTTAATCAAGATCAATGAGCTCGTTTCGAAACTGAACAATCTGGAGAACAAAGTGAATGACCTGATCAACTACATAATCGCCCACACACACCCTGGCAGCGGAGTTGCGCCAGCTCCTCCATATTCAGGAGGCACACTCACACCGACTGAGAAGAATGATCTGGAAGACACGAAGGTTTTACACTGATGGAAGACTACCTGCATACGGAAGATAATGACTTACTGATTGCTGATGGAGATTTTGTCGTCGGTGAAACCACACAGCAGGCGCAGAGCTTACTCCTTCGGATAAAGAAAGGCGAGCTGCGCCAGTATCCGAAAACCGGAGTTGGTATCGATGACTTCTTGGTTGACGACAATCCTGGTGACATCTACAGGGAGATTCAACTGCAGTTCGAAGCTGATGGAATGACGGTTCGAAAAATTGATATAAACCTGGACGAAGTAAAGAACACACTTGATGCAAAAGTTGACGCAAGCTATCTGATATGATTGAGACGGCGAGAGTAAATAAAGATCAGAACCTGGTGGACATGGCCCTGCAGGAGTACGGATCCGTCGAGGGACTTGTGAAGATGTGCCTCCGGAACTCACTAACACTGTTCAACGATCCTGCTGTTGGAACTATGCTCCAGGTAGAATCAGCAGAGGTAGTTAATACCGGAGTGCGAACCTTCTACAAGAATCGGAAGCATCGTGTTTGCAGCTCATCTGACTACATCGTGCAAGGCGAGCTGCTGACAGAAGAAGGAGACGGATTATTGCTTGAGACAGGAGACGATATAAGACTTGAATAAAACCAAACGAATATGAACACCGAACTTTTTTTACAATGCCTGGTGGCCTGCCTGGTCGGTAACGCTGCCCACATTGCATTTAAAATCTATAGTCTGTCGAAGGACTACAAGAAAGCAAACATGGCATTCACCCTGGGTCAGTACTTCGCTGACGATAAGTGGGCATTGGTCGCCGACCTGGTTGGATCAGCCGCTCTGGTTTACCTAGCGGATGAGTGGATCGACAACCCTTATGTGTTGGGCAAGATTAAAACATTGTTTGTTCTAATCGGATTCACCGGCAGCTACGTGATTTTATACTTCGCTTCCAATGCGAAGAGAAAATTCCAAAAGGTCATTGACGAGAAAACAAACAAAGCGGACGGCATAAACCTCAACTAGAATGAAACGGATTCTCCTAATATTTTTTGTATTCTCTGCGCTGTTGACTCATGCGCAGAGTAAGAAGATCTCCGAATTGCCGGACGCCACTTCGTTGACCGGAACGGAGATAGTTCCCGTTCTCCAGGGCGGAACAAACAAGAAAACGACCGCGCAGAACATTGCCAATCTTACACCGACAGGTGTAACGTCGGTTGCAATTACTTTGCCGTCGTTGTTTTCGATTGTTGGAAGTCCGATCACTTCATCGGGAACATTTGCAATAACCTATTCAGGCACACCATTGCCAGTTGCGAACGGTGGAAATGGGACGTCGACACCTGCGTTGACCGCAGGCTCCAACGTCAGTATTTCAGGCACCTGGCCGAATTATACAATCAACGCTTCGGGAGCTGCGTTGACTGACGGTAACGGCACAACCGCTTCCGGTAGTTCGGTGAATTTAGGTGGACCTCTGACGCAGCCAACTTCAATTACAGGGACCAGCACTAACACCTTTTCCAATAGTATAACGAATGGTGGTTTTAGCACTACGACCATGGCACTCACGAACAACGGTGGAGATGCTTCTGATGGCAGTTCTAGCATCGGTTCCGATGCGAACTTCAAAGTAACAAATGTTAACACTCGAAGCGGATCCTACACTTCATCGTTCATTGTTGGTCGTGATGACGCCAACAGTGGTGGGGCGTTAAGGTTTAACGTTTTCGAAACATCTAACCCGACTACTGTTTACGGGAAGTTGGCTGTTAGAAATAGTTTGATCAACCAGGTTGTTCGAAGCGGTTCAACAAGTACTACACTTAACCACAATACAGGCGGATGGTCGTACACTTCCGATTTGGGTAATGTGTTTTCTCTATCAAATTCAGTTGCTCAGTTTCATCGTGGCATTCTTCGTTTTCCAGAATATGCTACGGCAAGCCTTCCGTCAGCAGCTCTTTCGGTTAATGGATTTGTATTTGACACCGACACTGATGAACTAAAGTTCTCTGACGGAAGTGCATGGAATGCGGTCGGAGCTGGAGGAGGTTCGGTGCTTGCCGGGAATGGATTGTATGATGATGCAGGAACCTTTAAATGGGGTGGGAATCCTTTAGTTGAAGCCACCACGATCGACGCTGACGGCAACTCAATAGACTTCTTAAATGTGGATATTTTTGGTTTGTCCGCTAATGAAGTGTATATCAGCTCTGGCTCCGTCTTTGATATGACTTCAGTATCAGATTGGACAGTAACATCGGGCGCTGGAATTGACTTTGAGGCAGCGGGAAGAATTCAATTTCTGTCTACAGCTTCCGATTATAGATTCACAGGCGTTATCCAAAATGACGACCTGGATTCTTTAATGGTAATGAATGGTGATGGAAATGTTTACTGGCGAGATGCCTCTAGTATCATACCTGGAGATACAGATTACGAAAACGCCCTAACAGAATCGGCAGGCGTAGTTAAATGGAACGGGCCACTTACTGAGGATGTGTCTATCGATGGGAATGCGATGGATATCCATTTCGGGCTGGCTGGAGGTGGCAACAATGTAGATGAGTTTACGATCGTGGCCAATACGATCGACTTGACAGCATCGACGCTGAATGTAAGCGAACTTTCAGTTAACAACGCATACACATTACCGACTGCAGACGGCACGAATGGCCAGCAGCTTACAACAAATGGATCAGGTGTTCTGTCTTGGGCGGCGGCTGGGAGTGGTGGCGGCGTGACGTCAGTCGGTCTTGCAACAGGGACAAGCGGAACTGATGTGAATGTCAGTGGAAGTCCAATCACATCTTCTGGAAACATTACATTAAATATTCCTGATGCTAGTGCCACAGCTCGGGGACTGGTTACGACGGGTACACAGACATTCGCAGGAAACAAAACTTTTAGCGGGTCAAATGCTTATGGAACACCGGCTTCTATCACACTAACCAATGCAACAGGATTGCCGGTGAGCACTGGCATTTCCGGATTGGGTACAGGAGTGGCCACCTGGTTAGCGACTCCATCAAGTTCCAACCTTGCAAGTGCAGTAACCGGAGAAACAGGTTCAGGCGCATTGGTATTTGATACATCCCCAACGTTAACCACACCAAACCTCGGCACGCCATCAGCTGTTACATTGACCAACGGAACAGGATTGCCGGTGAGCACTGGTATCTCTGGGCTAGGCACCGGAGTTGCAACTTTTCTTGCAACACCTTCGAGTTCGAATCTTGCGACTGCTGTCACGGGCGAGACCGGCAGCGGCGCTTTGGTATTCGATACTTCTCCAGCACTCACAGGCACACCAACAGCTCCCACGGCCACAGGATCCACAAACTCAACGCAGATTGCAACGACAGCATTTGTGAAGGCCAGTTCGCCGAAGGTGTACTCATTTGCATTCACTGATCAGAATACAGTTATCACGGCGGGCACGGCGAAACTAACCTTCTACATGCCATACGCGATGACTGTTACGAATGTCTACTGTTATTTGAAGACGGCGCAAACTGGAGGAAGTCTTTTTACAATTGATATCAATGAGGCAGGAACAACTATTATGTCTGCCACCAAGGTGACGTTGGACAACAACGAGAATCATTCCAGTACGGCAGCAACTCAACCAGTCATTTCAGATACTTCTTTGGCAGCATTCGCTGCAATGACGGTCGATGTTGATGTCGTCGGGACTGGTTCCCCTGTCGGTGGTGGTTGTGATATCATCGGCTATTAATATTTGAAGTAATGAAGGCGCGCCTGTTATTTGTTCTACTCTTTATCGGTGGTGTTGCTCTTGGACAGCAGCTCGTAAATCCGCACATCCTGTCCGGTGCGATTCCTACCTATGTAGCTGAGGGAACAAGGTTTGTAAACTCTACCGGAGGAGTCGTACCTCATCCGGCAGGAGTTCAAGCAGGTGATTTCCTTGTAATAATGTGCGAGACCACAGGAGGTGAAGCTGTAACAGCTCCGGGTGGTTGGAATGTGCTCACTCCGAGCCCACAGGAAAATAGCTCCAACATTTCGCGCCTCACTTTGTTGTATCGTTACTACGTTGGAGGAGATAGTGATCCAACCATTGCGGATCCAGGGGATCACTTGAACGCTCAGATGGTAGCGTTCCGTGGCACTAGCCCTATCGTCGCGAACGTGTATTCTACATCGGCTACATCCGGTTACTCAGCTACAACCAACGTATCCGTCCCACTTGGAACTACAACACGAAATCAACAACTCATTGCCATTTTTATTGCAGATGGTGCAGACGTGGCAACCAACCGGTTTGCGGGTATAGGCGCAGCGTCTTCGTTAGACAATCTTTCTCACCCGGTGTCACAGTCCACAACCTTTGGGGACGGCGGCGGATTGAATCTATACTATGGTGCCAAGACCGTAGCAGGTAGCCTTGGAAACCTGACAGCGACATTAGGAACAGGAACCGGATTTGTTGTAATAACACTCGCGCTGTCATGGTAAGAAAATATTTTCTCTACTTACTTGTCTTACTTAGTTCCTTCGAAGGCAATGCCCAACGCCTTGTTGATCCACATAGGATTGGAGATTATCAGGGTGAAGAACCATCCGCAGAATCTCAACTTGCCTTCTATACCTACACCGGCACCGATCGGGCTTTAGTGTACGTTCCTGGTGGAGCTCCACCCGCAACAGGATGGCCGGTTGTATTCTGGTACCATGGCAATGGCGAACGAGGTGTTGCTGTTGATACCCAGGATAATGTCGGCACTGGAAACGGTGCCACATCCGACTGGTCAGGAAATTTAACCAACGGTGGCGCTAGGATTGTCCATACGTCAGTTTCGGTTTGGGTTAATTCAGTTCAGGTTGCCACCGGGAGAAGTGGGATCATAACCGGCGCTGGCGTTAGCGGTACATACAATCGGAACGATGCCAGCTCAGCAGCTTATTCTATCTCGTTCATAACCCCTCCAGCGAGTGGTCATTCAATTGTAATCAAGTACACAGAGAGCGATTTAATGACTGCGAGTTATCCGCAGTTCTTAAACAGTGGAGACGAGCCACCAATGATGGTTGTGTGTCCTCAGATGAGTTCACCGACCGGCGGATTTACAGAAGAAGCTCGTTGGGACGATGTTCGAACCATGTTAGACGCCCAGGGATTCAACTGGGATCCCGATCGCTGCTATGTGACAGGACTTTCACTTGGTGCTGCGATGTGGAAAACGTTAATGATCAACAGAGCCAGCGAGGTTGCTGCATTCATTGCTTGTGCTGATGGCTCAGCGGGTACACCTGCAGGCAGTTCATCAGCATGGGATGATGTCAGCTTTAAAGGCAAATTGTTAATTCAAGGCTCAGCCGATGCGGCGGGAGAAGGCTTTGCTGCTCCGTCAGCGATGGCCAACTACAACGGTAATGCTGAGGACGCCACACGCTTTTTCCCGGTAGAGAGTACGCTGTATTGGGGTGTAGGTCACAGCTCCTCACTTTGGGATACTGAATGCTACAATAGAAAGAACAGAACGGACGCAGCTGGTACGGCTGACTTTGATTTCTTCGAATGGTTTGGTCGCTTCAATCTCGATCCTGTAAAACAGGCCACACAATTGATGGATTGGGCGGAGTCCACTGATCATTACCATGATTGGAGAATTGCCCGTTTAATGATTGCTTCGTTGTCTGCATCAGCAGAGAAGACTGCACTAGAAACGCGCTTAGCAACTCAGAAGGATGTCGTTGGTAATTGGATAAACGTTGATATCGGAAATTCTGGCCAGCAGTCATCTGGTGACAACTTCAACAACTTCACCACGCCAGCTGCAGGGATGACCCTGTCGAACCTGATCGACGACGAAGGCGGCGCGACAACGATTGACTTGACTGTTGTTTCAGCAACGTACACAACCACACCTGGAATGCCATCCGATATCGGAAGCGGCAGACTTCAGGGACAGTCTTTTGGATTCCCGTACAATTTTAATGTCGATGGTCTTCGTGTTGAGAGCGGGGATTCAGGGACACTTCAATTGCAGAGCGTTCCAGGCGGCACGTATACCATCAGGCTTTACCATGCCAGTTCAAACTCAGCATTTTCCAACCAAGGTGGATTGAGTGCAACGGTGAACGGTAGCAATAAAACACAGTATAGCGAATTGAACAATACGAATTACCTGGAGTGGACTGGTGTAAGTCCGTCCTCTGGTAATATCACGATCGACCTCGCGCCGGTTTCGGCACGAACGATCTTCTTGCAAGGCATATCACTTAAATCAGAATAGAAAAATGAAAAATGTTTTTTTACTTTCCTTTGTGCTGATCGCAGGTTTTGCGTTCGGCCAGGCAGGTGTAGCAAAGAAGACATCTTCAGGCCGAGGGTATCTTGAATACCTTCCTGACGATTATGATCCCGAGAAGACCTATCACTGCATCATCAGTCTGCACAGCTCCGGCAAAGGAGGAACTGGAAGTCCTTCCGATCTGAACAAACTTCGGACAGAGTGCTTGCCATACTACCTTGAGGGAAATGAAGGCGGGCTCGAATTGCCCTACATTGTTTTAGCGCCACAACAATCAGCGAGTAAAAACGGGTATCAAGGACAGAATGGATCGCGTGGCCTTGTCATTCCGTTCATCGAAGAAGTTCGACAAGTTTATCACATCGATAAAATTATCCTGACCGGCTTCAGTATGGGCGGTGATGGAGCTCTGTGGACTGGTGGGTCAAGCGACAACATTAACAACGACATCTATGCGGCGATTGCTGTCGCTCCTGCAAATACAAACTTCAACACAGGCAAGGCATGCGGTACCAGGAAGATACCGGTGAAAATATTCTGGGGTCCAAGCGACAGCTACTATACCTCGAACACGATCATCGCTCATGCACAAGTAGTCAATGGTTATCTGAAGGCTTACTACGATATCCAGAAGGTAGTGCTCGCATCCGGTACTCACAGCAAATCAACCTGGGAAAAGGTTTATAAGGCTGATGCGAACAATTTAAACGGGCAATCTATTTACGATTGGATTGAGTCGATACTTCCGCCAGGTCCTCCGGAGGAGCCAGATCCTGGCATCTATATCAACGGGCAGTTTGTTGGCACACTTGCTGACACTGTTAACTTTTGCAATGCAACGGTAAACATTGTCCCTGAACCAGAACCATAACTCACAAAACTCTCACCGATGGCACGGACCATAAACGAAATCATCGAGCAGCAAAATATAGCACAGCAGAGAATGCAACAGCTATACACGGTTATCACGGACGAAGTGAGCAGTGACGCTGATCTGAGCGGCCTAACCAGCATCTCGAAGACTGCTGAGTTTTCGTTATGGAAGTACATCTGGGCTGCGGTTGCATACATTCAGGAGTCACTGTGGGCCGAAAGCAAAGCGGAGATTCAGCAGGTTGTCGATGATGGGATTACCGGCACTGATAGATGGTTCCAAAAGGAGCTACAGAAATTCCAATACGGCGACACGTTGTCCTGGGACGATTCGTTGGCCAGGTATTTCTACGCCACGATTGATCCGACGAAACAAATTATCAAACGCTGTGCGGTTGTTTCGAATGGAGGTCTAACCGCCGTCAAAGTTGCTAAAGAAGATGGTTCAGGGAACCCCGTCGCGCTTACTGGTCCGGAGCTCACGGCCTTCCTAAGCTACATGCGCCAGATCCAATGGGCCGGTGCCAATATTGCTTCGCCGACATCGAGCAACTCGGATAAGTTGAACGCTCCGATGACGGTGTACTATAACGGTACGATCAAACTGGATGATCTGAAGGTGCTGGTTCAAACAGCCTTCGATGGCTACTTAAAGCAACTGGCATTCAATGGGGAGTACAAAATAACGGCCCACCAGGATGCAATTCAAAATGTGGCAGGGATCAATGACGTCGTGATCGGCGCGGTTGAGGCTAAGCCTGATGGAGGAGCCTACGCCGTCGTTAACCGGATTTACTTGCCGGCATCCGGCTACATGGAACGCGACGGCACTATCGATTTTGATGTTATGATAACTTACGTCGCTCAATAGATGGCACTTCCGAGTTACGATATTGATTTCCGTGTCATGGTTCAGCAACTCCTTGGAACAATTCTGAGGAAGGCGAAGCGCGTAGCCTGGCTAACCGCCGTGTTGAAGCCTCTGCGAAATGTTCATGATGAATTCGTTGCATTCCACAACAACAGACGATACGAGGTAAAGTGGAACGGCCAGACGATCAAGCTAGAGAAGATGTTGATCGATATTTTCGGAGCGGGGATTTACATCACAAACAATGTGCTTGAGCTTAATGGTGCATTCATTGGTGAGGATAACGATAACTCCTTCTTTATTGGCGAAGGCGGTGACAATGCGCAGTACATCGATGTCACTTACAGTATTGCAGGAAAAAATTTTACAGTGAATGTGCCTGCCTCGATCACATTTGAGATGAGCGAGATGGAGGCATTCATCAACAAGTACAAATTATTTGGAACAACCTACGAGATCGTGATAATATGAAAAAGATTCTTAGCGCCAACATTGTCGAGAACGTTCGTCGACAGCCATTCAATAAAGCTTCACTTGAACATATTCAGGAAGCGTTTACAGAAGTCTTCGCCGACATAATGAAGGGCATCACCGACTCCAGCAGCGGACTGATCGTTCTCCATGGTTGTGTTGATAGTGATGCAGGAGCGACTGCTTGGAATATTTCAGCAGGTGCTATCATGTACAACGGCGAGATCTATAAGATCGATGCGTTTGTAGGGACGCATGGATCGCAAGTTCCTGTCTTGTCCGTTGTAACAAGTTACAGAGCTGGTGACCCCGTGAAGTTTTCAGATAACAACGATTACAATGTCCATGCTATTTACAAGCTGCAGTGGGCACTCGGAGTAAGTGGATCCGGCCTCGCCGACTTTTCTCAGGTCAAAAGGTTGAGGGATACAATCAATCCTGGGTCGGTCAAAGCAGTAAACGATGGTCCGATACTATTGCCGAAGGTTATTCCGATCGGACCCTGGAACATGAACACTGATCCCTTTGCAACCGTAGCGCATGGAATTCCTGATCATAAGAAGATTCGTGATGTAAAAGTAATTATCAGAAACGACGCCGATACTCTGTACTATGATCTTTACGCTGGACTCTATCCAGGAGGTGAAGGCGACGGCCGGGTAGCTGGAGCAATTGTAAATATTTCGGCGACTGAATTCGAGCTGGTAAGGACCGAGGACACAGGAGGTGCGGATACCGGGATTTTTGCCGTTGGAGATTTTGATAACGTTTCAGGAAGTTTCAACCGAGGATGGATCACCGTATGGTATGAGGCATAGGTAAATTCAAAATCGATTTTTTAAAGTGTAGCAACATGTCGAGATCTAAAATCAGAACTCCGATAACGTATTACGGAGGCAAACAAATGATGGCGCGTCACATCGTGCCGTTAATTCCACCACACAAAATTTACACAGAGGCATTCTTCGGCGGAGGAGCGATCTTCTTCGAGAAGCCGCCTTCCGAGGTAGAAATCATTAACGACCTGAACGGAGAGGTGGTCAATTTCTACTCGGTTCTAACGACCGACTTCTGGCGTTTGAATGAGCTAGTGCAAGCCACGCTTCACAGCCGGGAGCAGTATGAGCAGGCCATGGTCGTCTACAATAACCCAAAACTATTTGATCCGGTGAAACGAGCCTGGGCCTTCTGGATCCTGACTAACCAGGGATATGTGGCCAAGATTGGATCGTGGGGTTATGACAAGCAGGGGAAGTCGATGGTCAACCGGCTGGAAACGAAAAAGGTTGAGTTTGACAGAGCGATTCGAACTAGGTTAGAAAGAGCTCAGATCGAAGACCTTTCACTACGTCGATCCGCCGTATTCAGGATCCAACATGGGCCACTATTCCGGGTACACTGATGCGGACCTGAACGAGCTCTTGAGCCTGCTTTCAAAAATTAAGGGGAAGTTCTTGCTAAGTAACTATCGATCCGATATACTCGAAGCCGCGATCAAACGGCACAAATGGACTGTCCGGTATTTCGATAAGCAGCTTTCAGCGAGTCCGATTGCGGGCAAGAGGAAAGTTGAGGTATTGGTCAGCAATTTTTGAATTTTCGCGATTTTGGAGGGTTCGAAATTGTGCACGATTTGAAAAGTTTATTGTGCAGCTTTTGAAACGGCGATTATACAAGCTGATGTTTTTGCTCAGGTAGAGCTCGATCTTGACCAGGCAATTTCACTGCTGCCCGACAGCTACGCCAGTGTAGCAGGTGCTGACCAGGG